GAAAAAAGACATCAGAGCTTTTGCTCTATTGGGATAAATCCAGAAGGACCTGAATGGCACGATCTCGCAACGCGACTGCTGACTTTTTCATCCCGAATTGCTTCCATCGATTATAGTCGATTCGATGGGACGGTGCATCCAAGCTTGCACGTCTTGTTTTCTGACGTTGTCAACAACTGGAGTGCTGATGGCGAGACGAACTACCGAACGCGTCGCACTCTTGTCGAGTACTGCATGCACCGACACACTTTTGCGCGTGAACATTACTATCAAGCACATTGGGGCAATCCAAGTGGTAGCGCCGTTACTTCTTCTTTCAACTCGTTTGTCAATGCTGTTTATTTGCGCATTGCTTGGTGGCGAGTTGCCAGAAGAGCACAGCCTACTATAGCATTGCACGAATTCGATTACGCTATTCGAGACATCAATTATGGGGACGACGTTGTCTGTGCTTTACGTTGCGATGACTCTGTTCTTGAGCAAATGTGCAGTGAATTGCGACGCATGGGCATCGTTGCAACGAGCGCTGTCAATAAAGCCGACAGTGTTGGTGTTGCCACAATTGATCGGGCCGTTTTCTTGCAGCGTGCTTTTGTGCAGACAGATGTTGCACGAGGGCAATGGCGACCTGCTTTGAACATACTTTCCATACGCGCCATGTGCCAATTCTTTACCAAGAACGAACGAAATGAGAATCCTGACCCCATTCTCATGAATTATATGACAGCGTTACATTTCGCTGTCTACCATGGGGTCGATACCTATGACGACTTGCTTTCAATTGTCAAACAGAGTCGTCCCACTGTTGGTCATTTATTACCGACTTACGAACGGGCTTTATCGCTGACTCGAGAAAGAGAAAGCTCAGACTTGTGTATTGTTGAACACGAGTCTCAAATTTTATATCCTTGCTAGGAGGTCACACTCCTTACCACGCCAAAATCAGCGCTTGGCGTGCTGAAGTCAGGGCGGCTATACTCTGACATGATGTGAACATTTTAAATCGCAAACACCGCG